CGCGCCGCTTAAGACCGGCCGAGTAGATGCCGACCGGAGCTTCGGGCCAGATTCGGAGCATTTCATCACTATTCTGCTTTACCAGCTCGCGCACATGCGCCACGCAAAGGAAGCGCGATGGATCGTCAGGCCAGCGTTCCAGCGTTTCCTTGAAGAAAGTTGCCACAATCAAACTTTTGCCCCCGGCAGTCGGAACCACGACAAGAGGATTGCCGGGCCTGCCGTGCTCGAAGTAGCGGAAGATCGAGTCAACGGCTGCGCGCTGGTAGGGGCGAAGTTCCATGTTGGTTCCGTTCTGCATCGTTCGGGTTTGTCTCGTGCGTCACGCTTCCCTTGCACGGACGCACGACAAGCTATAGTGTGTCCTCCATTGATGGCAAGCACGAAAGGGGCACAACCTATGCACAAAGATCAGGAAGAGCTTCGCACCGAGCGGTTGACGGTGCGGATGCGCCCGGACGCGCGGCGCGAGCTGGAACGGATGGCAAAGGCCGATCGCCGCAGCCTGGGCACGATGGTTGATATTCTAGTTATGGAACGGGCGGGCCGGACTCAGGCCGCGGGCGGGTCCGGCGCGTCGGTCCAGATTGAGCCGTCCGGCAGTCGATAGGAGATCCAGTCTCCATCCGCGTCCTTGGCGATGGGCGTTCCTGGAACCAGCGCCGGGATGTAGGCATGGCGCCCGCATCCCTGGCGTTGGGTTTCCACGGTCAGCTCGACGGCCAAGGCGCCGCCGGTCTGGCACGCCCAGGTGCCGCCGGCATCCGGAGCCGAGCGCCGGCAGGTTCGGCAGTTGCGGCCCGGATCGGCCTCGCGGCGGCACACGGCCCGGAAGTCGCAATACCGGCACTCGAAGGCGCTGGGATCTTCCGAGATCCGCGGTGGGGGAACGGGCGCGTTGACGATGCGCTCGCCCTTGTCGAGCAAGGTTTCCGCCGTCAGCGGATCGGCCGCGGTGCGAACGCTCGTGCTGCGGCGCACCCCTGGCGTCGAAACCGTCATGTAATGCCGCTTGATCCCGGTGCAGTGCATGTAGAGCACGGCTTGCGCGTAATATACCGGGTTCCAGACGCGAAGCGCATTCTTCTCGCCGAGCTTGGCTTTGAGCGCTTCCAGCTTGCCGAACTTGGCTTCGTTGGTCGCCTTGTGTTCCCAAACATGCACCGTGTTCGGCGCTTGCAAGATGCCTTTTATGAAACCGTCGAGGTGGCCTTTGATGTGGCCGTCGCCGGCAACCACCGCCCATTGCTCGCCCGTCGCCGGGTCAACCGTCGCCAGCTCGACACCGGGCACCCGGCGGAGGTCTTCGGCCTGTAGGTCTTCGGAGCGGTGCCCGTCGCGGAACAGCCGCAGCGTGGACGCCGGGAACGGGGTGCGGTTCACATGCCGGAACCCATACCAGAGGCGCCGTTCGCAGGCCCCGCCCAGCGCCGACATGCCCAGATAGGGGCGCGGAGGCTGGGCGTTCTCTTCCGCTTCCAGCGCCCGGTCCGCGGCTTCCAGCGTGGGGTCGGGCTCCGGCCCGATGGTGATTGCGACCATGGGCTTACAATGCCCTCCCCTGTTCCTCATACACGGCGAGCGCTTTCAGCTTCGCCAGCGCCTCGCGGATCGGTCCCAGCTCTTCGCCGCAGCGCTTCAAGGCGTCCGCGGCCTGCCGCAACGTCATGGTGTCATTCTCGGCGCCGTACACGAAGAATGCGCGAACGCCGCGCTCGACGTACACCGCCGGCAGTTGGCCCGCATGGAGCTTGGTTGGCGCTCCGCCTTCCCTGGGCGTCATCAACAGGCAGGCGGTGTGCAGCGTGGCCCACCACCATTGCCGCGTGACGTACTCGGCCTCCATGAACGCCAGCGATCCGGCCGGGCGGTGGTATTCGATCAGCTTGCTTGCGGTGTGCTCTGTCATCTGGGCGAGCGGCTTCCCGTCCGGGCCATAGGTGACGCACCGGAGCAAGGCTTTCGCGGCCTCCGACATGAGTTCAGCGCGCGACGTGTGCGCTCCCTGCTGCGTGCGGGACACCACGCCGTCTATATCGGTGCTTGCGTAACGCATCACGGATCTCCTATCCACGCGCGCCAAGCCCAGAGGGCCAGCAAGGCGAGCGCCACCACGAAGGCCACGGGGTTCGGCGCGTCGAGCGCAAGAACGGCGAGGGGAATGCCCATTGCCAGGAACAGGACCCTGGGCATTCCCCCGCGCATCCAGGCTACTTCCGCCAGGGCTTGTTAGCGTTGCCGGCCGAGGCCGTCGCCATCTGCGCCTCTGCCATCGCCTGGGCGGTGTGGCCTACGCCACTGACCCGCGCCGGGCGAGCGATGTTGTCCGCGCCCAGAGCGCCACCGTGCGAGCTGTAGCCCTTCACCTCCGTTTGCTCCGGATCGTCCCGGCGCGGCCCGACCGTCACCATCAACGGCTTGAAATGCAGCTCTTCGCTGTCCGTCACCGCCATCACGCCGACCGCGTGGCAGATCGCGGAAAGCGTGCGGCGCGCGATCGAAACCGCCTGCTCATTCGGGTTGTCGAGGTTGAGGCGGTCCCAGATCTTGCGCCCAGGCAGCGCGGGGTCGAGGAACTCGATTTCGAGTTCCAGGTAAGAACCGCTGCCCGATTTCGTGTTCCTCATCTCAGAGCGGATGATTTGGCCGAGCCACTTCCCCTTAGGGATCGGGCCGCGTTCAGAGCTGGGCGCGACGGTGGTGGCGTCGAAAGTCAGTTGTGCCATGGTTCGCTAGGTTCCTTGTTCGGCATATTCAGAGGGTTGAGGGTTCTTGAACCACGGGATGTGCTGCGCCAGCGCATCCCATTGAAGCGGCAACACGTCGGGCAAACCGTAGCGGTTTTTCGCCGTGTATGCCGGGCGCTCGGTGGTGAAAAGGAACCGCTCGCCACTGCTGACGGCGCGGACGGCCCCTTTCGTCGTCTCGCTGGCGATGGTGCTCGTGCGGAAGTTGGCGAACAGCACGGCATCAACCGCTTGCTCCACAAGCGCACCGCCGTTCTCGTTCAGTTTCAGCCGATACCGGTCGTAAGGGTCGGTTTCGGGACTGTCAAAACGCTTCACTTGCGGGTGCGCGAGCAAAATCACGGTCATTTTGCGGTAGTCGCGGAGCGCCGTGAGGTCCGCGAGGATATCTTGCCACAGTGGTATCGCGGCCTTGTATCCCTTGCCGTAACCCGGTGTTTCTATGCTCTTCCACTTGTTCCGCGCGCAAGTCTCCGCCCACACCATGGGCTCGAACCAGTCGAGGCTATCGAGCACGACGGTCTGGAACGCATGGGCCTGCTGGTGTAGCGCGCCTATGGCTTCCTCGACTTCCGCATAGCTGCGGAGGCGCCAGTAAGGCGCGTCAATCGAGGTCATCCCGTCTTCAAGGTTCAGGAACACGGGGTTGGGCGCGTGCGAGGCGAAGGTGGTTTTTCCGATGCCTTTGACACCGTAAACCAGCAAGCGCGGAGGGCGCGGCGTGCCGCCTTGCTCCAAGGTGTCGAGGCTGATTGGCATCGTTCGTGTTCCTATCGACGCATAACATGCAACGCTTTCGCGCCGGTTGCAAGCGTCATCGCTTCGTGGCGAGGCGCGTTATCAAGCCGGCTGCGACGGTTTGCGCCATGGCGCGGCGCTGGCCTTCGCCGTAGGGATGGGCTTGCATCGCCTCTGCGAGCACGGCGACGGCCGCGTCTATCGCTTCATCCATGGTCCGCGGTTTCGCGGGCTTGGCCTCGGTTTCACCCGCCGACCACAGCCGGAAGCCGGCGCCCAGCACAAGCAACGGCGGCGGTTCGCGTCCAGCTTTCTTAAAGGCGTGCGTCCAGGCTTCCAGTATGGCCGTCCCTTCCATGGGGCTTACCCACTGGTCGCATTCCATGATGAACGGCCCCTTGGAGTCGGGCGCATCGGCCAGGACGCGAAACGTCATCGCCTGGGCGAGAAGTTCAACGTTGCTCTGCATAGGCGCTCCCCTTTCTTGCATCTCTTCCGGTGTCAGGCGAACGGCGCCGCCGGCTTCCAAGCAATGCCGGCCGTCGCACTGGCCGGGCCATTGGCAGTCGTCATAGTTGCAGGGTTCGTGCGACCGGAGCTTGACGGGCTCGACTGCCACATAATCGCCCATCGCGGCGAGCTTCGCGCGGCCTTCCCTCACATCCCGCATGACTGCCGCCGCCAACTCAACCATAGATTTGTTGCGCCGTTTACCCATTGCGCCGCCTCCTAGCCCGTGTTTGGGCGCGGGCGATGCGTTGCTGTTCCACGTTGAGTCCGACGCGCAAGAGGCGCCGAACCGCCTCCGCCTCGCTGGCGAACTGCATCGTGTGGTGGTAATCCTTGATTTCGCCCCACATCGTTTCGGCCAGGTAGAGCAACTTCCGCGCGTGCGGTTCCGGGTGCGATGGCCGTGGCATGGCGCTAGTATTCCTTCGGTGGGTTGTAAGGGAACGTGATCGCCGCCGGGACGCCCGCCGGTCCGTTCACGTCGAAAGCCTCGCCGCCCGCGCTCTTGAAGACGCGCGAACAGCGGCGGTTCTGCAACAGGCCCTCGCCCCGGTCT